CAAAGCCAACGAAACCATCCAGCTCGAGTACGGTGTAAGCCGCCCCACGGTGTCCAAAGCCATCAAGAAGTTGGAGGAGTTTGGCTTCATCGAGGTCACCTTCGACGGACGATTGCGGCATCTAACTGTGCAGGCAGACCGTAAAATTTTTACGGGCAGGGGGAAAGATTCTTTCGGGCAGCAGGAAAAAAACTTTCCGGCAGAAGGAAAGAATAGTACCTCTACTAATACAATAGAGAGAACAGTAGAAAACACATCTAAAAAGAGAGGGGCACGCCCGAGGGATTTGGAGGAGGTGATTGGAGCATTCAAGGAGGTCGGTGCGGAGGAATCCGACGCGATGGCTTTCTTTGACTACTACGAGGCCAACGGCTGGACCCAAGGCAAAAACAAACCTATCAAAGATTGGAAGGCCGCCGCGCGTGGCTGGATACGTCGAACCCCACAATTCAAAAACAATGCAACCAAAAGATCTGGCCCGTCAGACGGCTCACTCATTGCAGACCATCTCCGGCGGCTCGCCGCTCAATCCGGAGAGAGCTTGGCGTGAAGGCACCAACGTGCTCCTCGCATACCGAGAATCGCCCGCCCGCACCGAAGCGGCTCTTCTCCTGATGCTCAAGGACTGCCTCACCTACCTCGACTACAACAAGACGATCACGGCAGACCAAGACCTGCTCGATGCGGTCCACCATCTCATGCGCGAGTTTCCTGCCATGAAGCTCGAAGAATGGAGGCTCATCACCTACCGCCTCAAGACGGGGGTATATCGCCCCGGGTACGAGCGTTTGAAACTTCCGGAACTTTGTGATATATTTCAGAGGTACGAAGGCGAACGCGCCGAGATGCGCGAAGGTAACTGGAGCGAGCTCAAGAAGCACACCCCCAGCCGACTCTCTGACGCAGACCTCGAAAAGATGTACGCCAAATATCAAAAGGAACGTGAAGCCAAGCAGAAAGAACTCCAAGAGGCCAAGCAAATCAAGCGCGTCAAAACGGACGAGCGCGGGCGGTGGGAGCACATCCCGTACCCCAACACCTCGGAACACGATGGTGAAGAAGCTGGACACGGTGTTCAGCCAGTTCGTCCGCCTTCGAGCGAGCGACCACCGGGGGATGGGTGAGTGCTTTACCTGTGGCTCCATGCGCCACTACACCGAGGTCGACGCGGGGCACTTCATGAGCCGCGCCTGCATGAAGACACGATGGGACGAGAAGAACGTCCAGTTCCAATGCAAGCGGTGCAACGGCTTCCGAAGCGGCGAGCAGTACAAGTTCTCCATACGATTGGACGAATTGTACGGCGAAGGCACGGCCGAGGCTCTTTTGATAGCTTCCAAGATGACGGCCCGATGGAGTAGGGAGGAGCTGGATAGTATGTACCACCACTACAAGCGGAAAGTCGATGAACTCAAAAGCACGAAGGGACTTTGACGCGTGGTTCGTGGAAAACTACGACAGCCTCGTCTCGCAGGCCCGTCGCCTCCACCCCGACAATCGTGACCTCGTGCACCACGCATACCTCAAAACTATCGACACCCTCGAGAGAAATACCAACATCCTCGAAAACCTCTCGGGATATTTCAACACCGTCATGTGGACATTGTCCATCGACCAGTTTCGAAAGCTCTACCAAATACACGAAACACCGGACACCACGCCCGTCTCCGACTACGACCTCACCGCTGCCATAAAAAAAGAGGAGGCCATGATCATGACCAACCACCTCTCATGGTTTGATAGAACCGTCCTTTCTCTTTACCTTGACGGGTGGAGTATGGCACAGCTCGCACGCGAGTCGGGTATCAACGCCTCCGTCCTCTACGAGTCAATCAGCCAGTCCAAAAAGAAGCTCCGAGATGTTATTCGTCAGCGCACAAACCAGAAGTGACCGCCTCGCCGTCTGCCGTGATTGCGAGCACTACGTCGAAAAGACGGCATCCTGTGGCCCCTTGGTTAAGGAAGCCCTCACCGACTCCCCTCTCTGCGGCTGCTTTATGCCCGCAAAAACCCGCTTTAAAGTGTCTTCGTGTCCGTTGGGTAAGTGGCAAGCAACAGTCACCGCCAAAGACATCGAACGCATCCGCGAGTTTCTCGAGCGTGACAACCGCCTCCGCAGGGCTGAAGAGCTCACCGAGCTCGCCCGCAAATACCTCGGGCCGAACAAGCAGGCCACAAGTTGTGGATCGTGCAACTCGACCCTCATGAAAGAACTCCAGAGATTAGTACACAATGCCGATACCAATTCCTAAAGCGTCCGAAGAGATGGACACCTTCATCCACCGCTGCATGGCCGACGAGGTCATGGTCACCGAGTTTCCCAACGAGAAGCAACGCCTCGCCATTTGCGCCGTACAATGGACCAGAAAGAACTACTGAACCACGTCTGGCTACAGGTCGGAGCCCTGCACGATACAAGCAAGGACAAGACCGTCGCCGTCCACAGGTGCAAGCGTGGAGCTAAACGCTTGGGCGTAGAATGGGCAGAAGTCATCGGGCGTGACAGGCACCGCGAGAAGGTCGAGGCGCGGCAAATTATTTGCAAGTACCTTCGCGACTGCGGGTGGACATACATTTCTATCGGGCGATTGCTCGACAGGGACCACGCCACCGCCATGTACAGCGAGCGTAACATGAAGCACCTACTCGAATACGACAGGGACATTCATGAAAAGTGGCAGCTCTTCCTCAACGCATAGTGTCAAACAAAACCGCCACAAAGTGTCAAACGCATGACCATCCGAAAAGTCAAACGCCTGCTCAACGAGTCCGACGACTGGCTCGTCTTTACCATGAAGAAAGTGAACGAGGACGAGGCAAGCATGGGGGCATATTACCGCAACCTTGAGTCGTGGGAGATACTCCTCAACCTCGCCGTCAACGACTACCATATCCGAGAAACCCTCCGCAATGTCATCAACACAGCCGACGCGTATCGCGACCAGCAAACTGAAGACGAATCCGAATAACCCCCGTACGATTCGCAAGGACCAACTCGAGAAGCTGGTCAAAAGCCTCCGGGAGTTTCCCGAGATGCTTGAAGCACGCCCCATCGTAGTGGACCCCGACTTCGTGGTCTTGGGTGGTAACATGAGATTGAAGGCAGCACAGGAGGCAGGACTTGCCGAGGTGCCCGTCTACGTCGCTACATGGGAGGAGGCCAAGGCAAAAGAGTTTGTCATCAAGGACAACCTCGCCTTCGGAGAGTGGGACTGGGATATACTCGCCAACGAATGGGACGCGGAAGAGCTCAACGACTGGGGCTTAGATGTACCCATCGAAGATGAACCAACCGAAGGACTCACGGACCCCGACGACGTGCCCGAGGTTCCCGAGGAGCCCATCACCAAACCGGGCGACCTTTGGCTCTTGGGAGACCACCGCCTCTTGTGTGGGGATTCTACCAAAGCCGAGGACGTTGCTTTGCTTATGCAGGGCGAAAGGGCATCTTTTGCCATTGCAGACCCGCCGTACAACGTCGGTTATTCGTACGCGACTTACGAGGACAACAAGAGCGACGAAGAGTACAACACCTTTTGCAACACCTACACGGACAATGCTCTCCAATATGCTCCAGCTATGGCAATCACTCCGGGCAACCGAAACGAGAAATATTACACGCAGAGGACAGACTATGAAACGCGCGTAATATGGCACAAGGGGTTCTCGCTGACTCCGGGTAGATGGGTACACGCAATGGTAACGGAACCGATACTACTATTCGGCACAAAGCCAAAAAGCAAGAGATATCCCACGGATTATTTTGAACAAGGCACGGATAGAGAGAAGGGTTTGGGAGACAAACACACTTGCCCAAAACCGGTCGAATTGTGGAGGCAGATAATCGAACCGATGACCGAAGCGGGAGATATAGTTCTTGAGATGTTTGGAGGATCAGGAACAACCGCGATTGTCTGCGAGAAGATAGGGCGCAAAGCAAGACTCGTAGAACTCGACCCCAAATACTGCGACGTCATCATCAAGCGATGGGAGGACTTCACAGGTAAAAAGGCAGAGCTATGGAAGCAGTAAGAGCGAACAAGACGAACACCAAAAAAGACCAGATGCTCGAAGCCTTGGAGCGTTCCTTGGGCATCGTGACGACAGCGTGCAACGCGGTAGGCATTGGGAGGACCACCCACTACCAATGGATGAAGGACGACCCCGACTACAAGCAGGCCGTCCAAGCTATCGATGGGCGGGTGCTCGACTTCGCAGAATCACACCTCCACAAGCTCATCAAGGAAGGCAACCCCGCCGCCACCATCTTCTTCCTGAAGACCAAAGGCAAGGGGAGGGGATACATCGAACGCCAAGAGATTGAGATGGCCGAGAAGAAGCCGCTCTCGTGGTTTACGGGTGACGACTCCACGGTGTCATGAAAGCAAACAAGCCAAGCCAACCCGACGACTGGCAAACACCTTCCGACTTTTACCAGAAGCTCCACGCGAGGTTCGACTTTGACTTCGACCCCTGCCCGTTTCAGCATGATATGAGCTGGGACGGCTTGGAGGTAGAATGGGGCAAACGAAACTTCGTCAACCCTCCCTACTCACGCCCACACCTGAAAAACTTTGTTCTCAAAGGAATCAAGGAGAGCCGCAAGGGTAAGCTCTGCGTGTTTCTTATTCCTGCTTCTACCGATACCGCGCTCTTTCATGATTGGATCCAACCTCATGCCACCGCGATAGAATTTGTGCGCGGTCGTCTAAAGTTTGGCGGATACAATAACGAGGGTGAATGGCGACAAGGCCCCGCGATGAAGGGGAGCATGGTCGTAATCTTTGACGGCAGGTGAGACAGCCCGCCACATACTACCACGTCAAGAACTCGCCCGCAAAAATCCAAGTACACCAAGGGGGCACGCGGAGCGGGAAGACATACTCCATCCTCACGGCCCTCATCGAACTGTGCCACCGCAACGAGAACGCAGGGGCCGTCATCACCATCGCACGTAAGACCTTCCCCGCGATCCGTGCGTCGGTGATGCGTGACTTCTTCGAAATCCTCGAACGCGAGGACATCTACAACGTCGAGCTCCACAACAAGTCCGAAGCCACCTACTACCTCTTCGGGAATCTCGTGGAGTTCATCTCCGTCGACCAGCCCCAAAAGGTCAAAGGCCGGAAGCGCGACGTCCTCTTTTGCAACGAGGCCAACGAGCTCACCCTCGAAGATTGGAGGCAGCTCATGCTCCGAACCACCGGCAAGGCCATCATCGACTACAACCCATCGGACGAGTTCCATTGGATATACGACCACATCCTCACACGCGACGACCATGAGTTCTTCAAGACCACCTATCTCGACAACCCCTTCCTCCCCGCGTCCACCATTCAAGAGATTGAACGACTCAAAGAAGCCGACCACGACTACTGGAGGGTCTACGGCTTGGGAGAGCGAGGCGTTTCCCGTGCCACTATTCTCACGCATTGGAAGACAGTACCCCAAGTGCCTGACGGATGGAAACTGCTCAACCTCGGCCTCGACTTCGGATATACCAACGACCCCACGGCCATAGTCAAGGTCTACACCGACGGGCACGGCTTCTGCCTCGATGAAGTGTGCTATGCTACGGGCCTCACCAACGCGGCCATAGCACAGACGCTACGAAGCGAGGAGATAGGCAAGGCCATGATTGTGGCCGACTCCGCCGAACCCAAGTCCATCGACGAGATACACGGTCACGGGTTCAACATCCACCCCGCAAGGAAGGGGCCGGACTCCGTGCGGGCAGGTATCGACTTCCTCCGCTCGCGTCCCCTCTTCATCACCGAGCGAAGCGTCAACGGCATCAAAGAGCTCCGCAATTACAAGTACAAGGAAGACAAGAACGGGCGACACCTGAACGAACCCGTGGATGCCTTCAACCACTTCATCGACGCGAGCCGATACGCCATCACATGGAACCAGACCAACCCGAACTTCGGGAAATACGCCCTCGGATAACTTGAGAAAATCACCCCCCATGAGTTATAAGAATATGGAGCTCCGCCTTCCCGCCCACTTTGCCGATCTTACTCTTGGCCATCTTATGGCCTTGGAATCGGAGACCGACCCTGTCAAGCGGGTTTCGGCGGTCACAGGCGTACCTACCACCAAGCTGCGAGAGATGCCCCACAAGCTCGTCACCGAAGCCGACGCGCACCTCTCGTACCTCCTGACCAAGGAGCACGCCCAGCACAAGGAAGTCATCGAACTGAACGGCATAAAATACGGCTTCATCCCAAACTGGGAGGAGTTTACGACGGGGGAATGGATAGACATGGAAGAGTGCACCACCGACTTTTGGAAGCACGCACACAAAGCCATGAGCATCCTCTACCGACCCGTGGACAGGAAGTGGGGCGACAAGTACACCATCCTCCCGTACACGGCCAAGGAGGACAAAGACG